GGTCTTTTTTTATTTTATCAATTGGCTGGAGGTGATCAGAATGCAGGAGCTGGAAAGAGTAGAAGCGCAAGAATTAAATACAACAGAGGAAAAAACAGAAGTATACACAGATAGCATACAAGAATCTATAGCTAACTACTGCATAGATCACGATATAGAGATTAAAGATATATATACATTCGACCAACAAAGATGGAATAGTGTATTGTTATATATTTATAAACAAGTATTCAAGCCATGTAAGAAAGATGGAGTAACTAGAAGATATAATGAGAAAAGTAATATAGATTATAGCAATAAAGAGTTAATAGATAATGTATGTGATATATATGTTAATCTATGTTACGAGTATTCCAAAGAGGTTTCTATTATGGGATTTAGTAAAATGACTGGAATACATATAGACACATTATATCAGTGGGTTAATAATCCGGAAGTCGAACGCGGTTCGTCCGAGGTAACGAAAAAGTTGCAAGCAGAAAGAGAAGAGTCTTTAAGCAACAAATTAGCATCTGGAAAAGGCAACCCGGTTGGCATTCTCGGCATACTTAACAGGCATTACGGTTGGAACATGGGACAGCCAAGAGGGCAGACAGCAGCGCAAAAAGCGCCCGACCTCCCAGGCATTGCTCAAAAGTACTTGAATAATGGTGATCAAGTGGGAGAGGTCGTTGATGTACAAGCTCTTCCCAAGGTTGATTTTTAATACAATTTATTTAGATTTCTGATAATTCGATTTGCAAATGATATTTGAACTACATGTTGTATAAGAGAACTTAGCATACACAAGATATTGATTTGATGTGTATGCAAAACAAGAGTTTGTAGTATAGATACATATGTTCGATATTCAGTAATCTCCCCGGGGCGGGGTTCTGTGTAAAAGGTCCCCTGGGCGTAACCTCACCCCCTCAAGCAAATTTTTTTCAAAAAGGAGCATAGTAATGTATACAGGAACCAAACCAGTTATTCCAACCTATGTCGTTCAAACAACAAACGATTGTGTTTATTACGTAGAATCAAGTAGATGTACAGTTGATACGGAACATGGAATTATATTGTTTTACAAAAATGATTCAGTACAAGCAATGTTTCAGCTTGAAAATATAGATTCTTTTTGGAGGGTGATTTAATTGATTTTTGAATATCTGTAGGAGTGGCATATGAATACAATTATCGTCCTTACTGAAACGCCAGTGTGGCATCAAGGTTACATAAAACATCATTTACGGAATTCTGGCATCAATATGACTGGAAGCTTTAAAGGGAATCGGTTGGCTGTTAATGATATCTACGAAATCCTCTTTATAAATCCGGTTGGCATTTATTCAAATAATGAGCTTTTTGTGAACTGCATCTTGGATTTGACCGACGGGAAATGCAGTGAAGCTGTAAATAGCTTTATAGAGCAGAGGATCCACTGTAATTATTTCCTGTTTACTGAAATTGATGAATTGATTAGATTGTTGCGAGGTTAGATGCTTTGGATAAAACGAACAAAATTAAAACAATTGAATGGGATAAGGTTTCTTGTTGTGAGAATTGTGGCAACAAAGAATACTACGAGAGTTCTGAAATGGGAATCTCGCATAGACGATTTAGGCTTTGCGCGAAATGTATGAATGAACTTCTTTCATCGGCAACTCCGATACTGTTGAGTGAATTCTTAAAGAAGCAGAAAGGCGAAAAAAATGGTTAGGACAGTAAATATCCTTGGAACTGAATACAGAATTGAAGTTCATAAACGGTCAGAAGACGAATATATGAGAAAGAGCGATGCAGATGGATATTGCTCAGATGACGCGAAGCTTATAGTAATCGCTGATACTTCTGAAAATGAATCGTTCCCAGATATGACCGATATTGAGCAGTCTGCATATCGAAAGCGACTGTTACGTCATGAAATTACACATGCATTCCTGAATGAATCTGGGTTGCAGCATTGTTCAAGCATTCCGGCCGGACCGTGGGCAAGACATGAAGAGATGGTTGACTGGATAGCTATTCAGTTTCCGAAGATGCATAAAGCATTTGAGGAGGTTGACGCATTATGAAAATAAAGAGTAGCACAAAATCGTTGTTAGTAGCAATCGCGGAAGTGTTAGTGATATTTGGGGTATGCGATTTATCAAACATATGTATGCATTATTTTATGCTGAAATCCGATGTGTACTCGTTATACTTGATGGTTTCCACTTTAGCTTGCGGATTCTTCCTGGCAAGTCGTGTTGTGACAAACATTATTGAATGGACGGTAAAGTACAATGATTAATTTGATACGCAGATTATTCTGCAAACATGAAAAGGTAGTCCATTGTGGATCTGATTTGGTCCGTCAAAATGACGGCTCGTGGAAGACAGTTCACAGATGGAAATGTAGAAAATGCGGGAAGGAGATTCGAAATGGCAAGGTTTAGAAACATTATTGCATGGTTACTGTTGATAGCTGGTTTTGCAGGAGCAATATATTTCGGCGGCTATGTAATGATTGTAAAATCAATTATGATGGCATGTAGCGCGTTTGACGCCGGAACATTGACAGCCGTGCTTGTGGGGAAAACACTACTTAAATGGATATTTGCAAGTATTGTTGCCGGCGTAATTATTTTAGCCGGATTTGTTGGATTCGGAATTGTTAGCGAGTACGATTAGTCAGTAAAGACTATAAAATCTCCAACTACTGCTTGAGGAATAAAAGAGCTGCGTGTAGGTTGGCGGTAAGACGATACGATACTTAAATAACCGCATAGTGCAACGCACGGCACGATAAATATTGTTGCTAACCGTCAGATGGCGGTTAAGTCAATGTAGCTCATTGGAAAGAGCGGTCAGAAGCGCGCGACAACAAGGCTGACAGGAAATGGTTCGATTCCATTCTTTGGCATCAGCGCAAATTGCTTTCGGGATTGACGAGTCTCGCGAGTGGTTCTCGCGTAAAAAAGCCGTGGAGGTCATAATAATCAGCAGAGAAGAGCAGAGGGTGAAGTTATAGGCAACAGCTGATAGCCTGACTTTTAGAGTATGCTTGGCTAGTTTTCGCATGGCATTACTGGCAGCGTGGAATTCAACCCAGTATCTTTGCGGAGATGCTGACAGTCACAGGCTGTAAAAAGAGTTTACCTAGCTTAGTAGGTTGCAAGCATATGAACGACGGTAACTTGCGTAAAATGCCATCGCATTGGTGGATATGCAAGTGGACAAAGCAAGCTGACTGTAAATCAGTTCCTTCGGGTTCGTGAGTTCGTATCTCACTCCACCGATTCTCCAAGTGTAGCATTGGAGACCCCTTCTTTGAGTAAATACGCTTCTTGATATATGACGGTATATTGAGAAGCACTTAGCCGTATTCCCATAATGGTAGTGGAGATGTTTGCTAAGCATTCGGTCGGAAACGACTTGGAGGTTCGACTCCTCCATACGGCGCTTCAGCCGAGTGGAACGGATAACCACATATGGCTCATATCCATAGAATAACGGGTTCGACTCCCGTGGCTGAAATTTCTACCGATTACGACCGTTTGAGGTCTGCAAGTATAAAAACGGTAAAAACTTATTTGTTGGAGATAAGAGCAAATTCAGTGATTGTAGTAGTCTGGATACAACAAATTGTCGTGCTGGAAGTAATAAGGAATGACTGCTGAGCGGTCTGAGGTAGTTTTAAGGTGCGAGGTATGCTGTGTATCAATTGACTTTGGAACGGATTGCAACCAATAGTAAGCCTTGAGCTTGGGCTTGTGGGTGCAAATCCTACGCACAGCAATTGCAGATGAGTGGAACGGATAACCACGCTTGCCTCCTAAGCAAGAAATAGCAGGTTCGACTCCTGTATCTGCTATTCGCACGTTTGCGCAGGTACGTGCGAATAGGATTCCCCTTTCGTTTGTGCGGGTTTGTTGGTTTCTTCCCGCACACATGCTATCATAGCTCAATTGGATAGAGCAGTTGATTACGAATCAACAGGTTCCCGGTTCGAATCCGGGAGGTAGCTTTATTGGGTAATAGTTTAATGGCAGAACATCAGACTTTGACTCTGATAGTTTGGGTTCGATTCCCAATTACCCCGTAGGTCGATAGTTTAACTGGTAAAACAGCGGTCTCCAAAACCGCAATTATAGGTTCAATCCCTATTCGGTCTGTTTAAACATGATTAACTCAGTGAAGATGGATTTTTCAGTCCTGCTGAGATGCGATGGTAATGAGATAGGTTGATTCGGGATACTGGATTAACTGATTCTTTCCAGCAGAAGTGATTCTGTCGGTGGAGACGAACATCGTCAACAATGCCTTGCAGTGTATCATCATAGAGAAGTCAAATGCAGAATCCTTGTGGTCGGCGTAGAATAGACGCTTGCAGTGCAAGAATAATCCGGTGATGTGAAGATGGTGTGAGAGACCACAGACTAACTGGAAATCTCAAATAAGCTGATTTGCCTTGAATCTGAGAAATCAGAGTATAACACAAGAAATTCGTTAAAGTAGCGGTATGGCAAGTTCTTCAATAAGCAGTTTTTCGATGTTAGCATATGGAATAAGGAATGCAAGTAGAAAAAAACATGATCTGAAAGAACCGTGAAATTTATGGGTATCAATCCCATGTGTGCTTTGACCGCGGTAAGAAGCCAAGGGTCGCGCCCGAACGCTCAGACTTATCGTCACACTGGCAGAATATGACTGTATCTTGATGAATAAGGGGAAGCCCTAGTCATGTTTTTTAAATAGAGTTTTAGTTGCGGTGTCTCTAAAAACAAAGAAAAGAAAGTGAGGTGAATGCCTCGCGCCTTTTCAAATCAATATCTTTTCACTCAATCATAGATATTGTGTTCCGCATAAAGAACCGTAACAGTGAGTGGACTACATGTCAACGCGGTCCGCTCAGCTTATTGGCATGTAGCTCAGTGGTAGAGCAACTGGCTGATATCCAGTGTGTCGCAGGTTCAATTCCTGCCTTGCCGATTTAGGAGTGTGATGAAATGAAAGTGTATGTAATTACGGCTGGAGAATATTCTGATTATTGCATTCAAGCAGTTGCATTAAATAGAGAAAAAGCAGAGCTGATATGTGCAATAAACAATAGGAATATTCGATACAGTGAAGACCAGTCCAAAATTGAAGAGTACGATACTGACGAAATTCAATGTGAGTCTATCGGAGATGTTGGGATATGCTACACGGCAGAGTTCGATTACAAGGCATTGGAGAATGTATATTGGGGAGAACCATTTTATTCATTTACTAGAAATGAAATCAAAAAAGGAATTTTTAATGATAAGTATAGAATTCTCATAGCTGCCACATTTTCAAAAGATATGCCTCAAGAAAAGGTGAGAAAAATCATGATAGATAGAGTAGCGAAATGGAAAGCAGAGCGAGCGGGGCTGTAGAAAGGAGACGTAACGATGACATTTAAAGAAGCATTTGAAGCAATGAAACATGGGGCAAAGGTAAAACTTCCATCATGGGCTGGATATTGGTTCTGGTGTATTCCGGCACAGTCAATTTTGATGCATACGAAAGATGGTAAGGACATTGATGTCCGTAGCACTGAGTGTGTAGATTATACATTTACCAATATTTGTTCCGATGAATGGATTTTTGCGGATGACACGAACTGTCCAGCACTTGGAGGCATGAATACATTTTCATTTCACGAAGCTATGAAGCAGGTGAAGAACAAGAAACGTGTAAGACGATTGACGTTTGAGCCAGATATGTTCTTACAACTTGCACTCGCCACTTTCGGAGCTTGCCTTGATGGTGAAAGGGAAGACAAATTTAATAGCGAGGAATACTCAATCGTAAAAGCATGTGAATCTAAAAATAATTCTTATTACACAAAATGTGAGCAGTATGTTCCGACACAAGCAGATATGCTTGCGGAAGATTGGGTATTTGCGGAGTAAAGCATATGAAGACTATATTTAAGAATGTAAAAGCAACTGTAGAGATTACAGGACAAGAAGTAGCCGGAAATTTGCAATATGAAGAAATAGGGATATGTGGAGGCTTACTCGTAGAAACAAAGTATAATTTGATTTTTAGAAGCAATGAACGCATAAGAAAATTTGCTGGATTTTCAAAAGTTACTTTAGACAATGGGTATGAATTCATTGGATATTGCGGTGTATATACGCTAATTGCAAGAGATTGCATCAATGAATTACCAGAAAGGGAAAATGATATGAAAGCAATGTTAAGTCAGCCAATGGCTGGAAAGACAGATGAAGAAATCGTAGCAACAAGAGAGAAAGCAATTAAGGTTCTTGAGGGAAAAGGGTATGAAATTGTAAATACTCTTTTTACAGATGAATGGTACAGCAATGAATCTATGAAAGAACGTGGAGTAGTACAGATTCCATTGTGTTTTCTTGCTAAGTCCTTAGAGAATATGTCTCTGTGCCATGCAGCGTACTTCTGTAAAGGCTGGGAGAATGCAAGAGGATGTAAGATTGAACATGATGCTGCTGTTGCTTATGGACTGGAAATTATTTACGAGGAGGATTAATCATGATTATCACAGGAATGGATCACTTTCAGAGTGTATGTAAAAAGAAACTTGTTGAATGGTATCAGAAGAACAGACCGGAGACACCAATTGATTTGAGCAATGTATTTATTGTGTGGAGCTGTAAGACTTTGCATCATTTTAAGTGTCTTGCATCAACCTCGATAAGCGGAGACGGTGTTTATGCTGAGTATACATACAATGGCATAAAAGAGGAATTGTATGAAGATGTGTACGGAAAGATTACAAACACCTGTCATACAGAGGAATAACATGATCGTTAATGGTTGGTATTACTGTCCGGCTGGTCACAAAACTGGACAGCGGATAGAGAAAAATTCCAATATTGAGAATACGCCGATATGGTGTAAACACTGCAAGAAAGCGTATTATCCGGTGATTAAGGATGGGAAGATAAAACGATGAGTACGTATAAAACTTTTAGTCTGTACTTGGAAGAATATTGTGATGGGTGCAGGTATTTTGAAGCCGATATTGAAAAGATAGACGTTAGCACATTTGTGGGAAAATCATGTCTTACAGATATTCGTTGTAAAAATGCGGACAGATGTAGAAGAATGTATGAACAGATTGTTCAGCGAACAAGGATGTGAAGATTTATGGGAAAGAAAAAACTTAAAAGAAAAATTGCCAATCTTGAAGATGATATGAGTTCTTTATTGATTGAAAATGAAAAGCTAAGAAATATTATTTCTGGAATGCAATCATACGTGAAATCTTACTGGGGAGCTGAAATTAAAGTCATTGATAAGTATGGAATTGTTGAATTTAAAAATAATTAGAGCCAGAGCCTAAGAGCCAGAGCCGATATTTGTGAGAAATTACAGATATTGGCTCTTTTTTATTTAAGGAGTATTAAGAGGATAACAGAAAGAAACAGAAAGATTATAAATGCAATAAAGAAAAAGCCAGTGTGCTGTGAAACTCTGAGTGATCTTTTCGATATGGCAAGAGCTGTATACAATGAAGATAATTCAGAGCTTACTTATTGCTTAAAAATCACTGAATATATCAAGAAGGTTATTCCTTGTTTGCCAAAATCTAATTCATTAAACGCTCTGTACTGGAAAGTCCTGCTATGGGAAGCTCCAAACCGATTTGAAAGTTTCCTGCTATATATGGAGAAGAATAGACCGTACAAGAAGAAATTTTACGAGCCTAGAATGAATCCGCTTAGTATTGTTGCTCAAGACTTGCAGGACTTGGAGGATGGCAAATATGACTTCTATGGATTGTCTATGCCACCCCGTGTAGGTAAGAGTACGATTTGTATTTTCTTCTATGCATGGATAATCGGTAAACGTCCATCAAGTCATAATGCCATGAGTGGGCACAGCGGTATTCTTGCAGATAGATTCCATAATGACTTAATCAAATTAACAGAGAATGAAGAGTATACATTCCATGAAATTTTCCCGGATGTTCAACTCGTAAGCAAATCATCAGAAAAAAATGAATTGTACTATGATGCGGTAGAAAGTTTTGCAACTACAACTTGCCGTGGTATTGATGGTACATGGACTGGTGCTGTAGATATTAGCGAAGATGGATATCTTTACGTGGATGACTTGGTGCGTGATCGTAAAGAATCACTAAGCCTAAGACGATTAGACGGACGATACCAAGATTACCTGAATATCCTTGTTGACCGTAAAAATGATGGTTCAAAAGAGTTAATGGTTGGTACACGCTGGAATGTTGCTGACCCATTAGGAAGAATCGAGAAGCAGTACAAGGATAATCCGAGATACAAATTCAGAAAACTTCCAGCGCTTAATGAAAAAGGTGAATCCAACTTTAATTATCCTGTTCACGGCTTCTCAACGGAATACTACCACAATATGCGCGACAGACTTGATAAGAACGAGTGGATGGCTAAATTTATGCAGACTCCATTTGTTCGTGAAGGACTATTGTTCCCGGCAGACGGATTAAGATATTACAACGGCATACTGCCGGAAGGTGACCATCGTGTTGTTGGAGCTTGTGATGTAGCATGGGGCGGTGGAGATAGCTTGTCAATGCCTATTGGTTACGAATATCCAAACGGAGATGTCTATATCCCATCATGGATATTCAATAAAGGTCCGAAAGAAGTTACGATTCCACTTGTTACTGGAAAAATCATAGGGGAGCGACTTACAGAAATACAATTCGAAGCTAACAATGGTGGCGATATGTATTCCGATAAGGTAAGTTCAGAACTGGAAAAACATAATTACCACTGTAGTTGCTCTTACAAAAAAGCGCCAGGAAACATGGAAAAAATGACGAAGATGGTTGCTTATTCTGGTGATGTAAAGAAACATTTTATATTTTTAGATCCTGAGCATCAAGACCAAGAATACAGTGACGCAATGGACGAGCTGAACATGACAGTTCAGATTGGTGATAACGAACATGACGATGCCGGAGATGGAATTACTCAGTTAGCAATGAAAATCTATGGAGAAATAGGCGGACCGGCAGAAATTTATTCAAGTCCAGTTTAAGGAGGAATGAAATGAAGATTACAAGAAAAGATATTGCAAACTATAAATTGTTAAAAGTCCTTCTTGAAAAGGACCAGAAGAAACTTGAAAGGTATGTGGCGAATCAACCATCGGCATATTCTGGAAAGGTATATGGTTCTAATCCAGGATTTCCATATCAACCGAGAGGATTTACAGTTACCGGATGCTCAGATTTTGAAATAGCGCAATTGAAAGACTGGGAGCAGAAATGCCGTGAGATGGAAGTTAAGATTCAAGACGACATTCGCAGATTGAACGAGTTGGAACTGGCTATTGACACAATGATTGCGAACGCGAAAGATGTTGAGGACAAAGCAATCCTGGAATATACGAAAGACGGGTTGTCACAGTATGAAATTGCAGATATCTTATGCATGGAACGCTCCACGGTATCGAAAAGGCTTTCAAAATATGTGTCACAGTGAGGTTTCACACAATTCACATTTTAGAGTGCTATAATTATAATCGAAGAACTTGTAATTCGTTTCAAAAGTCTCCTTAAAGAGCGCTATGTGTTAATTCATGTAGCGCTTTTTATTTTTGTGTAAAGGTAGGTGAATTCGGTGTCTGAGAGCAACAACAATGAAGAATTTGTATATCCGGAACTAACTGGCAGGCGCCGGATTTATTCAGACGTTGATAAGATAACAGAGAAAAACATTTTTGAGGTTTTGCAAAAAGCAATGATTGTTCATATGCAGAATTCCAATGAAATGGTTTTTCTTATGAGATATGAGAAAGGCATTCAGCCACTTGTAAGAAAGAAAACGATTCGTAAGGAAGTTGATATTAGAGTGCAAGATAACCTTGCGAGTCAAATTACGGAATTTAAGCTTGGATATGTTTGGGGACAGCCAATTACATACGTCCAACGTGGAAATAAAGATTTTAGAAAATCTACAGATAATCAGAATAACTTGCAGGACGATGGTATTTCTATGCTGAACGAGCTGAATGATTCTGAATACGCATTTTCAAAAGACCAAGAGCTTGGAAGATACGTTGAAATTAATGGTATTGGTTATCAATTTGTTGACATTAAAAAGTCATATGATGGACTTGCACCGTTTGACCTTGTGACGCTGAATCCTTTGTTTACATTCTGCATCTACAGAAACTCAGCGCTTCAAGAGAAGCTGGCAGGTGTCACTTTCCGGAGAACGGAAGATGGAACAACTTATTATACCGTGTTCACTCCGGACAGGAGATATGAAATCCGCGATATGCGCGAAGTAATCAATGGTGACAAGGTGAAAGAGCCTTGGTCATTCATGCAGAGAAGCGGTGAAAAGAATCCATTCAAGAAAATTCCAATCGTAGAATTTAATCGCGCTACAGACAGGACGGGTTGCTTTGAACGTCAGATTTCAGATATGAATGCGCTAAACGTTGAAGTTTCTGATTTTGCAAATAGTGTAGCACAAACCACGCAAGAAGTTTTCTTTGGAACCGGATTTGAGTTACCAAAAGATGGTAGTGGAAAGACGCAATCTCCTGTAGGTGGACAATGGATTGTTGCGAAACAGACTGGCAATGGTGGAACGCCAACATTGAAAGCAATTTCCAGTACATTTGATTATCAAGGAGTGCAGGAAAATATTGTAAGCAAGCGAAACACGATTTTGCAGAAAGCTTATGTGCCGATTCAGACGGATCCTGGTGGCGGTTCGACTGGCTCAGCTATGAATATGTCTTCCGGTTGGAGTGCTGCTGAAAATAGTGCTTGCAAGGAAGAACAGATTTTACGCCGTGGAAAAGCAGAGATCGTTGAGCTTGAGATGATCGCAATTAAGAGCACAAATGACATTCCATTCGATAGTCCACTTCGTTCATTGGAAATTTCGGATATCAAGCCGAAATTTATTCGTAATAAGACCTATGACCTTGCTACAAAGGTTAATTCGATGGTTGCAATGATTAAAGCTGGCGTAAATGGTCGTGTGGCAATGGAACAGGTTGATTTGTTCCCTGATGTAGCTCAGGCGTGGGCTGACAGTAAGAAAACGATTGAAGAGTTTCAGAAATCGTTAATTCAGAAGAGTATTCCACAAACAGAATCAAAGAGAGAAATGTCTGACTTATCTGATCAGACAGGAAACTCGCCGATTCTTGATGGAATGAAGACAGGTGATGATGATGTTCACGAATCTTAGTTTTGATGAATTGAATGCGCTTGTGAAAAATGAGCGCAGTATGTCATTCAAGAAGTATTTTGGAGAAATGAATCTTCCGGAAGAAGAAAAGTCTAAAAGGATTCAGATGGCAGAGGAACTGGAAGAAAATTTCATTGTCACAATGACGCTTCTGTTTACAATGACTCAAGCGAATAAAATTAATTATGAACTTATCAGAAAGCAGATTGAAGATTCTTATTTGGAAACGCTTAGAAAGTATATGAGCGTGGATAAGTACTTAGAAACATACGTCAAGAGCTTTTCCTACGATGTCATAGACAGCACGAAAAGCCACAAGAATGAGCCTTATTACTATTCCTTGGATAGAGCAAGGTTCATGGCTGAAAACGAAGTAAATACGGCAATAAACCACGCTAGGTATACGGAAGCTGTGAATGCTGGAAAGACAATGAAGCGGTGGGAATCAATCATTGATGAAGTCACTAGAAAAGACCACATTGAGGTAAATGGAAAGTATATTCCGATTGGACAGGCTTTCCGTGTTGGTGATTCGTGGATGATGCATGCCAAAGATACCTCGTTGGGGGCATCTGCAAATCAAATCGTGAATTGTAGATGCGTAACAATTTATTTATAGAAATTACAGTCACAGAAATGTGGCTGTTTTATTTTGGCACAGAGAAGTGCCTTATCAAACGCGAAAGACAGAGAAGTCTATAATCGCGAAATGTAACTGATGAGAGAGAACTCTAAACGCGAAGAAAGGAACGTGTAAATTATGGAAGACAACAAAAACCTTGAAGTACAGGGACAGCAGAATCAGGATCCGGATAATAAGCCGGAAGAGAAAGAGCCTACTGTAGAAGAACTGATGGCGCAGTTAGCACAGGAAAGAGCTAACAGTGCAAAGTTGCAGAATGACTACAATAAAGCATCTTCTGAAGCTGCAAACTACAGAAAGCAGCTTAAGGCAAAACAGACTGCCGAAGAACAGGAAGAAGAAGCTAAAAAGGAAGCAGAGGAGGAGCATAAGAAGTATGTCAAAGGGCTGGAAGATACGATTAGGATGACCAATGCAACGAATCGTTATCTCGCAATTGGAATGTCAGCTGAAATGGCGAAAGATACTGCAAAGGCTGAGCTTGAAAATGACATGGAGAAAGTCACTGAGAATATGAGCAAGTTCAAAGATGCTTCTATCAAAGCAGCTGAATCTGAATGGCTTAAGAGTAGACCTCCATTAAATGCTGGACAGGGCGAAGGAGAAGAGACTGATTTATTCCTAAAAGGTTTTAACGGTTAATCTTCCATGCAATAACCGGACGCAAAAAAGAACGCGTTCGCTGATTACAAAAAGTTAGTAAAAGGAGAGATTTAAAATGGCTATTAATTACGCTGAGAAATATTCACCACAGGTGGATGAAAGATTTAAACTTGGATCACTGACAACAGCACTTGTAAACAACGCCTATGATTGGCTCGGTGTTGCTACTGTAAAGGTATATTCCGTACCAACAGCAGAAATGAACGACTACACTCTGACAGGTTCTAACCGTTATGGTACACCGGCAGAGCTTAATAATGAAGTACAGGAAATGACACTTGCGAAAGACCGTTCTTTCACATTCACAATCGACAAGAAGAGTGAAGATGACACAATGGGAGTTATGGCAGCTGGCGCAGCTCTTGCCCGTCAGATTGATGAAGTTATCATTCCAGAGATTGATACATACCGTATCTCTAAGCTGGTAGCAGGTGCCCCAACAGCAAATGTTATTAAGGATATTGCAGTAACAAAAGCAAACGCTTATGAGAAGTTCCTTTCAGTGCAGGAAATTCTTGACAACAAGAAAATTCCTACTGGTGGAAGAATCTGCATGTGTACACCAGGTTACTACAACATGCTGAAACTGGATGAGGCGTTTACTAAAAAAGGTGATATGGCAACAAAAATCGCAATCAACGGACTTGTTGGTGAGGTTGACGGTGTTTATATCATCAAAGCTCCGAAGTCTTACTTCCCGGAGAACGTAAACTTCCTTATCACAAACCCAATTGTTATGCCAGCACCGATTAAGCTGACAGAGTACAAGATTCATGATGATGCGCCTGGTATCTCTGGACATCTTGTAGAGGGACGTATCCGTTACGATGCATTCGTACTTAACCAGAAGAAGGATGCTATCGGTGTATGCCAGAATCCGGAAGGCTAGGAGTGGTGAATAATGATTACATTTGAAAGAGATGGAGTCAGAATGAATGTGGAGTCTGAGATTCAGGCTTCCGCATTCGCGCTGAGTGGCTGGAAGCGAGTTGAGGTTGCTGAGAAAGCTGCTCCAACAGAGCCGAAGCCAAAAACTACAAGAACAGTAAAGAAATAAGGTGATCGCATGGATAAGTTGATAAATGAAATATTTAAGGACCTTTCAATAGAATTAGATATTCAGGACGAGGAGGGTTCTATGCTTTTATCAAAAGTACGGAGTGCCTACAGAGAAGTAAAAGGCGCTCGAAGTTATCCAATGGATTACGAAGATGATTTTATTTGTAGTGATATGGAGAGATATTATAGCAATATAAAGAATCTCGCATTATATGACTACAATCAGATTGGTGTTGAGGGTCAAAGCGCTCATGGTGAAAACGGTACAAGCCGTACATGGGTTGACAGAAATAAGTATCTTGAAGGAATTGTTGCAATATGCACACTGGTTTAAGAGAGGTTAGGTGATCCAATTATCTCCCGTTCACTGGGTTAAGTGGAAAGAAGATTGTTCGTGACCAAATCGGTGTTTTTACCGGAATGGTTGCAGGGATACGCATTAATGGTGGAGGGTGGCGTATAAATGAGAGACTGTAAGAAAAATTCACGGAAATTATGGTATTCCAATTTGCTTGGAAATGAGCCGGTCCTTGACGAAAATGGAGATGAAACGGGTGATACAAAGCCTGTTTATGGCATTCCAATTCCGTTTATGGCAAGTGTAAGTCCCGGAAAGGGAAATGCTTATGCTGATGTGTTTGGAACAAATTTGGACTATACACGTTCGATTTCCACAACTCAGAAACTTCCTATCACGGAAGAATCATTGATTTGGTGTGGCTCAATGCCGATTATCGACTCAGACAATTCATTTGACTGGAAGACAGCCGATTACACGGTTGCCGGTATTGCAGATGGACTAAATCAATTGGTAGTCGCCTTGAAAGCGAGGAAGAAAAATGCCTAAATACACAACGAACCTATCTGCCGGAGGATTTCGACAGTTGGCTAATGATATTCGCAAGTATCGGCTGGAATTACAGAAAAAATGTGATGAATTTACGCGTCAGCTTGCCGAAGAGGGCGTTGCAATTGCAAAAGCAAATATCCTCAGTGAAGATGCTATTTATACCGGTGAATTGCTTAATAGCATGAATATAAAGCCAGGAGACGTTATTGTTAATGGTGCTTCATATCATATCTATACAGCATGTCCGTGGGCGAAATTCGTTGAGTTTGGTACAGGAATTGTTGGAAAGGATAATCCTCACCCAGATATTTCAATAGTAGGATGGCGCTATGATGTGAATGAACATGGAGAAAAAGGCTGGTTCTATTTCAAGAATGGCAAATGGAATTGGACAAAAGGTATGCCGTCCAGACCATTCATGTACAATACTGCATCGGCTTTAAGGAACACGGAAACGATTACACGCATTGCTAGGAGGGTATTTGGCGAGGATTGATGTATCAAACAGAGTATTTACCAATGTAAAAACATATATCAATGATGTTTGTAAGAATGTCTCCAGCGGTGAGGATAAATCCAAAGCCAAGTTTCCGGCCGTATCAGTCATTCAGATTGATAATGCAGATTCATCTATTGATTTGGAAAATTCGGAAAATGCCGTAAAGTCCGTGATTGAGATTCAGTGCTATTCAAGTGATAGCATTACAGAAGCAAAAAAGATTGCTAATATGTGTTGCGATGCAATGAGAAAAATGGGTTACGTTCGCACATACGGACCGCAACCCATTACAAACGCAGCAGACACAAGTCTATATCGAATGGTGGCAAGATTCAATCGAATCGTAACATCAGTCGGTGAAATAGAGAAATTTGAAACAAGTGGAGCTTAAGGCTTCCTATTATTTTGCACCGGATACCGACAGAGGTATTCGCTAACCGCATTAGTTAGCGGTAGAAAGGATGGTAAACATGTCAGCAGGAATGAGTACAATTAATACCGTACTTAAGGCAGGCACAACAGCCTCAGCATTAACTCAGTTATGCAAAATTAAGAGCTACCCTCAGTTGGGTGGTGAACCGGAAAGCATTGAGACAACGGATATGGAAGATAAAATGCAGACATTTACTCCAGGCGTTCAGTCTATGAGTGCTATGCAGTTCACAGCGAACTATGACAAAGAGAAATTCGATGAGATCAAAGCAAGTTCTGATAAAGAACAGATTTATGAGCTTGACTTCGGTAAAGACGGAGCAGACGGAAAGTATTGTTGGAAAGGTCAGCACAGCGTATTTATTAACGAGGGTGCTGTAAATGGCTTGAGAGAGATGACTATTTCAATCATGCCATCAACAGAGGTTTACAACAAAGACGCTGCTACACAGTTTGCGTAGACAGGTAAGATGATTTTATGGTAAGGGAGCCGTCATTGACTTCCTTACTTTTATTTTTAAGGAAAAAGGAGATAGCCAATATGGTAAATGTAAAAATTAATGGAAAAACGTACAAAGTCGGAGAAATGAAATTTGGAGACTTCACACACATGGAAGAGCAGGGATTTTCAATTACGGATGCTTTTGCTAAGAATCAGTACATGTTGATTGCAATGGGATTCACATGCGTTGCAACAGGTCTTGATAGAACTGGCGCAGAAGAACTGGTTGAACAACACGTTTTAGGCGGTGGAGATGTAAAAGATATCGTTCGTTCATTTTATGAGGCTGTAGCTGAGTCAGCTTTTTTCCGAAAGGTTCTGGGAGTAGCAGAGCCGAAGAAGAAGGGTACGAAAGCGAAAACGGAAACAGACGAGCAGAATGTGGAAGTGGACGAGTAATCCGATTTAGTAGTTGCACGCAATTCATTTACGATTATTGGCTTCCAATGGCTGCTTATTGCGGTATCGGGTATTCGGAATTTTTGAAGATGTCTCCAAAAGCTCTTCTCGTATACCGTGATGAAAAAGAAAAGCAGGAAAAGAAGCAATTCCAGATGGCTGATTTTACGTCTTGGATGACTGGTGCATATGTATTAAGAGCCATTGGACAAGTAGTAAATAAAAACAGTTCATATCCGGAAAAGCACATATTCTTTAAGGATAATATTGTTGACAATCGGAGTGAAGAAGAAATAATTGCTGAGAATACAGAAATAGCATCGATTGAATTCGGCGCCTGGGCGAAAGCATTTAATAATCAGAGGGGCAGGTGATATCAAGGGCAGAGAATGAAGTAGATAGCTTGGAAATAGTTGTTGAAACCGAAGCAAATAAGGCTAGTCGTACATTGACTTCTGTTGAGAAAAAGGCACTTAAAGTGGCTGATGCCCTTGAAAAATGCGCCAAATCTGCCTATGGACTTGATTTTACTGGAGTTGCTGGACTTTCTGAATTGACAAATATTAGCAAAATGTTCCATGAAATTCAGAAAGAGAAAAAGGCTGTTAATAACGGAGAAGTCCGTATACGCACAAACCGTTCTGACTTGAAGTATCCGGCGAAAGAACTGAAAGAGCTTCAGAAGCAGTTCAAGGATTCTAAACTTGATATAGATTTTTCGAAAATGGGTTCCGAAGAACTTCGAAAAGAAATTAAGAAGAACGAAAGCGCTTATAACCGTCTCAAGCAATCAATGTCTGAAAAAATTTCACTTGCTGGTACAGATGCACTTGGTGGTAAGAGTTGGTATAAAGATGTTATGAAGCTGAACCAGTATAAGAATGCTGCAAATGATGCAGCAGAAGCAATTGGAAGACTTGAGAAAAATAAACTGGATTTTACTATCGAGAGATCTAATGATGGGATAAGTGATATTGCTGATGAAGTAGATGTGGCTGATGCAGAGATTAAATCTGCTTCACAGAATATTTCGGAATCATTTCATGAAATTTCGTCTAGCGCAGAGAAAGCGCACAAGGAGATTACTTCCGTTTGGAGCGAAGTGCAAAAAATTGAAAAACAGTCATTTGCCAAAGGTGTTTTAGACGCTTTCCGTATGGACGAAAAAGGTAACGTTCCAAATATCAAGAATTTGAAGAATGTTTTTGGAGAGTCAATGAGCGGTTCTGCTGGAAAAATTCTGGATTTCTTTAAGATTGATGATTCTGGGGCGATTACCGGAATCAATCGAATCAAAGAAAAGCTTATTGAGCTAAAAAATATCAGTCGGAAAAGCACACAGATTGACACTCCTGACACATCCGGAATAGACGCTATAATAGGTAGGCTTCAACAAGAAATTGCCAGAACGAAAGAGTTAATTCTTGAATTAGCATCTAGTAGCACCGTAAAACCAGATTCAATAGACGAAGAAATGAAAAGCCTTTCGGATTTGGAAAGAGAGCTAAAAAAATATGAACGCTTGAAAAAAAGCATGAATGCAGGAAATATAAAGTCAGATGCAACCGCATTCAAAAAAGTATCTGATGCAGTTAAAAGTTCTGCAAGTAAAATTAATAAGCTAAAGAAATCTTTTGATGATGTCACAAAAGCTATGCGGAATGCAAAGAAAATGGCTTCCAGCGCATTGCATCCGATAAAGTCATTAAAATCTGCTTTATCTGAGAACGGTGGAAATAATCGTGGAATGTCATTAGGACGAATGATTGGCTCTTCCATTATGTTTTCTACTGTATTTGGAATGATTAGTCAAATCAAGAATGCTATTAAAGAAGGGTCAGATAACTTGTCTCAATACAGCTCTGAATACAACAAGAGCATTTCGAGCATGGTTTCATCTTTACTTTATCTTAAGAATGCTTGGGCTGTTGCGTTTGCTCCTATTGCAAATGTAGTTGCTCCTTATGTGTCAGCATTTATTGATATGCTGGCCGGAGCAATAAATAAGGTCGGACAGTTTATGGCTGCATTAACCGGAAAAGGATTTGTTGTACAGGCTAAAAAGGCTTGGAAAGATTATGCTTCCGGATTAGATACAGCAACAAAGAGTGCAGGAAATACAGGTAAGGCAGTTAAGGACACTGCAAAAGCAGTTAAGGATTTAGCCAACTATACACTTGGGATTGATGAGCTGAATGTGATTCAGCCAAACACAGATAATGGTTCGGGAAGTGGAAGTGGTGGATCCGGTGGAACTGGCGGTGGTGGTTCTAACAATGAACCAGCAATTTCAGACATGTTTGAAACGATTGAAGTTCCAAATTCCATGAAAGACCTTGCGAAAATGTTTGAAGATTCTGTAGCTAAATCTGATTTTACTAAAATCGGAAGAATGTTGAACATGAAATTATGTGGCGCATTAGAATCAATTGACTGGCATTCTGTTTACAAGAAAGCTGAAAACTTTGGTAAAGATTTAGCCACATTCCTTAATGGATTGATTTCACCACGCCTGTTCTATGATTTGGGTGCTACGCTTGCAAATGCAATTAATACAGCATTCCATTTCGCCAATGCATTCGCAGTTAATTTTGATTGGACGAATTTGGGTGCATCCTTAGCGTCTAGTCTGAAAGGATTTTTTGAGAACTGGGATGCAAAGTTGACGGGTGAGACATTAAGTAATTTTGCAAAAGGTATCCTTAAGGCAATGACAGCTGCAATTAAAAAACTTCAAAAAGATGAAACATTCAAGGATATCGGACAGAAGCTTGTTGATTTCATATGTGGTATTGATTGGGCTGGATTAGCTTGGGATTTATCAAAATTTGTTAAAGCACTTGCTGAGGCAGCTACGGATTTCCCGAAAGATTTTGCACTTGGAATAGCGCAGGGAATTGTTGATAAGATTTGTGGCGTTGATAATGTTAATATTTCAGAAATTAAATGGATTTCCGATATTACTGATTTGGCATTCAAGTTTTTGGCTAACGCAAATCCACTTATGGCTTTTACCAATATTATTGATGGAGCAATAAGTCAATTTGCGAGATTCCGTGATTTTGGAATTTTTGTAGGTGACGAGTTAGTGATTGTATGGCAAACGATTCAAAACGCATGGTCAGCTGCAAAGAGCTTTTTTGCAGATTGCATAAGTGGAATAGAAACAGCAGTTGTTGAATTTCCAACATGGATACAAGGAAGATTCACATTGGCAAAAGATTTGGCTCAAACTGCATGGAAGTTCGTAGGCTCTTGGTTTTCTGATAGATATTCAGAAATTAAAAAAGTATTTTCCGGGGTTCCTGAGTTTTTCCGAAGTGGTTTTCAAAAAGCTTATGACTCAGTAAAAAGCATTTGGAGCGGACTTGGACAATTCTTCAAAGGGATTGCTGAGAACGCATTTAAGCCTATTAAGTCATTGGTAAACGGCGTAATCAAGGGTGTTAACTGGGTACTTGATAAAGTTGGTTCTACTGGAAATTTAAGCGAGTGGGCAGGAGTTCACTTTGCTAATGGTACAGATGGACTTGCGAAGAATACATTAGGTATCGTCAACGATCAGCCGGGTTCTGTTTACAAAGAACTGATTATGCCTCCAACTGGAAGAGCATTTATCCCTGAGGGTAGAAATGTAATGCTACCATTGCAAAAGGGAACAAAGATTATGCCGGCAGAGCAGACAAAAGCCTTAATGGGTAATAAGCCACATTTTGCAAGGGGAATTGGTGATTTCTTTGGAGACGCTTGGAGCGCAGTTAAGAAATTCACTGGAAATGTCATGGATTACATTCAAGACCCTGAATCAATTGTAAAGATTGCGATTGATAAATTCACCGACGTTTCCGGCATGTTTGAACCTTGGTCAAGAATTGGTAAGGGAATGATTGATAAGACGTTCGATGCGATTTTGAATAAAATCAAAAGCGTATTCAGTGTCCTAATTCCAAAGGTTGATTACAAGGCAAGTGCTGGTGTAGAACAGTGGCGAGAGCTGGCAAAGAAAGCTCTTGAGCTTACAAACCAGTTCAGTGAATCAAATTTGAATGCATTGCTCACTCAGATGCAACATGAGTCTGGTGGAAATCCGAATGCGATTAATAACTGGGATATCAATGCGAAGCGTGGAACTCCATCAAAAGGACTGATGCAGGTCATTGACCCAACATTCCATGCGAATGCGATGGCTGGATACAATACCAATATCTACGACCCGTTATCAAATATGATAGCTGCAATCAATTACACGGTAAAGAGATATGGAAGTTTGTACAACGGCTGGACAGCTAGGGGATACAAGGGATACGAAAATGGTGGTATTCCGAAGAGTGGTGAAATATATGTAGCGAATGAACATGGATTTGGTTCTGAGTACATTGGAAACATCGGAAATCAGCATGTAGTAGCCAATAATAACCAGATTATTTCTGGAATCAGTGCTGGTGTTGAACATGCAAACGATGAAACAAATATGCTTCTAAGAGAAGTGATTGAAAATCAGAAAGCGCTTCTCAAGAAAGAAGTCAGCGTAAATATGGATAGTAAACGAGTAGACAAACAGATTTCAAAAGCACGTAGCAATACGGGCTTTTCTTTTAGTCCAGCTTAGGAGGTGTAGGAAAGGGCAGCAAGACATATATCCAATTTTATAAGGGTGAATGGAAAGCCTTTTCCAGCACCGAAACGCTATCCCAACATGATAGTAACAACAGCTGTTGATGCTGCTAGGAATGCGAACAACAAGGTTGTGGGACAGAAGATTGGCAGAGACAATTATAAAATCAACAACCTTGAATGGCCGTATCTTGATGCCGAAACATGGTCAAGTATGCTACAGGAATTTGATAAGCATTTCTTTTCCAGCGTGCAATTTTGGGATATGGTAAACAATTGTTGGAGAACACTCATGATGTATCCAGGTGATAGGTCAGCAGACGTGTTCGAATACGATAAAAACGGTATTCCGATTGCATACATTAATTGCAAAGTCAATATTATTGATTCGGGGTGGTAGACATGTATCAGACATCTCAAGAGTATAAAGATTCCATGAAGCGTCCAATCCGTGAACGGTCTTTCATGAAAGTACAACTTGGATTGATTAATCAAGAAGCGCAGCAATCTGCATCATTGGAAAATACGGATTATAACGGTTTCTCAGACCCGAGTACATTATTCAATCAGCATACAGTCAAACGATATGCAACTTATGAACAGAATATGTTTCGAGCAGATGGCACCATGTATTTCCTGCCAAAAGATAACGCTTCCTACTGGAAAGATGGATACACATGTACGAGCTTATTCAACAATGAATTGCATATAAAGTTCGTATTTGGATATGGAAAATCCGATATTAAAGGATTGACTATTCAATTTGGTGAGAATTATCCAACTAAGTTTGCTGCAATGACTGATGACGGAACATCGGTTGAATTTGAAAATAATGCTCAGGTGTTTAAAACAGACACTGTATTCAGCAATACGGCGTCTATCGAATTGGTTGTTACAGAAATGAGCGTTCCAAATAATCGCGTTAGAATTGATTATATTCAGTTCGGACTTGGACTTGAATATGACGATGAATGGATTTTAGAAGCAAATAGTAAGACAAGCTTATCTGCAATCAATGATGATTTACCGGAATCAGAGTTTAGCATAACGCTTAATAATGATGAACAGATATTCAACGTAGATAATCCGGCATCTGAGATCAACTTCTTGGAAAGCGGACAGCGAATGAATGTTGTAATGGGTTATATGCTAGATGATGGCAAAGTGGAGTGGTTACAGATGCACTCACTCTATGTGTATGAATGGAGCGCATCCGATGAAAAAGCAACGATTAAGGCTGTCGATGTACTAAAATTCCTCAGTGATGATTACTACAAAGGGCAGTATTACGAAACTGGAATTACCTTGTATGATTTAGCGATTCTTGTACTGGAAGATGCAGGAGTCGCACAGGAAGATTATTATTTGGACACATATTTGAAAAAAATTACTGTTTACAATCCACTTCCAAATGTCCGACACAAAGAGGCGTTACAGATTATTGCAAATGCCGGAAGATGCGTACTCGACTACGACCGATACGGACGCATTCGTATTCATTCCTTATTCCGGCCGGAGTGTGAAACAACTTCTAATGGAACAACGGATTATTCCGATATGTCGAGTATTGATACTCAGACAGCAAAAACAGATTTTGCGACATATGAAAATAACCGGTGGCTTGCTGACGGGAAAATGGTATTTCTTCCAAAGTCCGGTATGCAAAATACTGGATATGTTAGTTTGGCCGTGAGTGACGAGAATGGATTATTTACTGAAAACCCAATCATCACACGAACGCTAGAAGCGAAGTATAAAGCATACGGAATCTATATTGAGTTTGGAAAGAATCTTCCGAAGAAATTCGTGATACGGACCTACTCAGATAATGTACTGCATGATACGGTCACAATTCAGTCTGGAATCGCTGAGAACTTTGAGATTCAATACGATTTTGCTGAGTATGACAAAATCGAGATTGAGTTTGTGGAAACAGAGCCACATAACCGTATTCATGTGAATTATATTTCGCTTGGTTCTGAGACAGCGTATAAGCTTGAATACGATGATTTATACTCCACGCCGGTCGGAACACAACTTGATAAAATCAAGAATGTTAAGGTTGCAAGATACCTTTATTCAAAATCAAATGTGGAAGATGACCTTACGTCAGAAACACTCGTGTACGATGGTAATAACGCCATCTACTACATGACAGATGCATGTTATGGCTACAGGGCAATTATTGAAGAAGCTAAGAGTGGACAATCCATAGAAATCAAATCTTCTGGCGCATACTACGTTGAACTTGCGATCTCCGGTGTATCGGTAGGTGAAGAAATTAAGATAGCTGTGAAAGGCTATAAATACAACGTATCTACTGCATATACAGTTCAGACGATAAATAACCGTGGAACGGATAAAGAATGGCAGAATCCATTAATATCCAATGCTGAACACGGTAAACTTGTAACAGCGTGGCTGGCTGATTACTTTGCGTCTGGAATCCAATACGAGCTTGATTACCGTGGAGAGCCAGCAATTGATTGTGGTGACACGATTGGACAGGAAAATAAGTATGACCCTGATTTGAAAACAATCGTTGAGGAATCGCAGATTACATTCAATGCCGGATTACTTGGCGGTGGATTAATTACAAGGAGGAAAGAGTGTGTGGCAAGAACCTAAAACTGATTGGACTGTAAATGATTATTTCAATTACACAGATTACAATCGAATCAAAAACAACATAGCTTACATCCGGGAACAGGCGCTTAAGCTGTATATCAATTTCCCGTTCACTGAGATGGGTGTTGACAAAGAGGGATATTCAGATTTTCCGTATGCAGAAGAATTTAATGCTATGGAAGATAATCTGGAATCTCTCAAGAATAACACTTATGCATTTTACGATGGAGAGCATAAAAATTGGTATGCAAATAACAGAACCCCGACTTTTGAGGATTTCAACCGTTTGGAAAGCGCATGTTTGAAGCTATATAACGGCTTTAGTCGGCAAGAAGCTATGAAGCATAGATTAAGTTTCAGATTGGGGCAGATGTCCTGTATTAGAATATAAGGAGGAATAGAAATGGCAACATATACACCATTAAGCACAGATTTTAAAGACGATATTCTGGCGAGCCAAAATAGCAAGCGAAAGTACACGCAAGTGAATAATTCTGATGGCACTGTATCTTTCCAGGATTCAACAGCTTATAGCCAAGTCGGCAGTTCATACGGCGCGAAAGAGATTATTGAGGAACGTGAGGCAATCAATAATATCTATACGAATAAGCTGGTAACTTTGGATGAAATCGACCTTGTAACAGAGCCTGGATTTTTTGTTGACGCGCAGGTAGTTAAAGAACTAAATAGCAAAA